TGTCATAAATCACCCGAATGCTTGACCAAATGCACCGCCGCGCCGTTTAGCATCGACTACAGCGTTCATTGTGTCTTGTTTAAATCTAGGGAGTAATGAAATCATTTCAGCCCTTACTGTTTGAGCTACACCAGATTGCACGTTGATTGTCTGATTGACAACTGTACCACCACCACGACCCATTGCGCTTCTAGTATTGTGGTTATTCATAATAGTACCAGCAGAACTAGGTACAATTAACTCTGGTCCACGCTCTCCAACTAAATATGGCTCGCCACTATGAAATTGACCGCCAGATGCGCCCTTTTTAAATCCTGATGCTACATTTAGAAATGCGTTACCAATATTAGTACCACCGCCAGCGGCACTACCACCAAGTGCGCCACCAATACCGCCAAATATTCCACCTAATAATGGCTTAATTACTTGCGCTTTTAATGCATCAGCAATCATTTGCCTTACCATATCTTTGAACATATCTTTCATAGTGCCAAAATTTATCTTACCATCCATAACCATTTGAGTAAGGCTATCTGACATTGCGTCAGCGGCGCTTTGAATTCTGTCAACCATTTGAACGTAAGCTGGTTCCATTAATTTTATTTCTTCTCTTAATCTTTGCATAGCTTCAACATGCTCAATATCTGTAATACCAGCTGGGTCGTTCATTTTACCAGCAAATAAGAGAACGTCTAAACCATTTTTTATTTCTTCAATCTCTTTTATTGCTACCGCATCTGGATTTAAAAACTTTTGAGCGCTTAAAACAGCATCATCTACTTGTGCCTTTCTTTTTGCTTTTTTTTCTGCGGCTAAATCTTCTAAATCAATCTGGTTTTTGGTTTCTTTGGTCTGTTGTCTCATTGCTTGCAGAATATCTAGTTGTGCTTTTCTTTCACTGTCAGTAAGGTCTGGAAACTTTAGCATTAAGTCTAAAATATCTTTGGCTTGATTGTATTGCTCCATGTCAATGTCCAAGCCACTTTTCTTTGCTTTATTGTGTAATCCAGTAGTATATTCATTAGCTTTTGTAAGTTTTAGGAGTTCCTCAAAATCTTTTAGCTGTTCTTTACGAGCTTCGCTATCGCCACCTTTGCCTTCGCCTTTTAGTGGGATAAATTGCATTTCTGCGCTATGCTTCATTTTTAAAGCTAGTTGATCTCGCCTTTGCGTTAATAGCCTAATATTTTTTTCTTCTCGCGCAAATCCAGCGGCTACTTCATCAGCACCCATCTGCGCGCCCATAAGATTTCCAAATAATAAAATATCTGTCTCTGATGGGTTTAGCATTCTACGATAATTTTCTAAAATCTCCATATGCTTTATGAGTGCATTGTTCGCTTTATCTATTTCTTTCGGGGCTGGCATAGAAATTAAACCAATGTTTTCTGCAAGTTCTTTTGCTCTTTTAACCCCCTCTTTCATTGCGTTTATTATTTTTGTAATTGCTGGCAATACGACAGCACCCAGTGAGCCAGCTAGTTCAGAAAATTCAGCTTTTAATCCACGCATAGAGTTTGCATAACTACCTGATGTTCTTGCCGCATCGCCTTGAGCATCAGCAACACCTTTTGTAATTAGGTTTAATCTAGCTTGTACCTTTTGTGCGTTTGTAGCGGCTTTATTTCCGCCCTCTATGCCCATTGTCATTAGCTCTTGATTTAATGTAGCCTCTGAAATTACAACACCAAACCTACGAACTGTTTCGTGATTGCCAACTAATGCACTTTGAAAAGCTTTAATTGTGTCAGTATCACTAGCATTGTTAAAAGATGCTGTATCTACTGCTAATTTTGTTAATTCTACAGATAGTTTCGCCGCTTCACCACGCGCAAAGCCCATAGGAACAAAGGTATCTTGAACAATTGAGGCCATTCCTTCTAATTCATGTGAAGAACGACCAACCGCATCACCAAATGCTGTAAGCTCTTTTACAACGCCATCTCTAAATTTACCGAAAACAACGCTGGATTTGCCCTGCATTTCCTCAATGTCAGAAGCAAGGTTGACCATAGCCTTACCAGCAATAAACCCTTGCCTAACTATAACCGCCGCTACTGCAATTTTCATTGCACTGCCAAGTTTTTTAAAAGCACCTGACATTTTGTTAGTTGATCTGCTTACATCGCCTTCGACACGCCTTAAAGCGCGCCTCATGTCTTTCATGTCGGCTTCTATTCGAACTACAAGGGTATCTACTGTTGTTGCCATTAGTCGGGATTAAGCTCCATTAGTTCATCAAGTTCACTTTTACTTAGAGCCGACGGTTGACCCCCTGAGTGAAACTCTGCAAATCCATTAAGTGCGGCATTGAACTCTATCATACTCATGTTCCAGAAACTGTCTGGCGACATTTGCATTTTCCCTAGACCTATTTCCATATACATAGTCCAAGGAAAGTTGTCCGATGCTACACCTCCGCCTCCTTTACGTTTCCCTCATCGTCTCCGCCACCAAGAGCTTGACCCATAACCTCTGCAACTGCTTTCATTGCATCAGCTAAACCAGCATCCCAAACGGCCTTCTGAACATCCTTAATTTGGATGTCATTTCCACCAGAACGAATAATGGGTAATAATATATTACATATTTCAGTAGTGGTTAAGTCACCATCTGAAAGTTTGTTAAGTACCTTAACAATTCCACAACCACAGGCGCTTTCTATTCTAGCTATCCCGTCCATCGTCACTTTTGCTTTGTACTTCTGCTGACCCAGATTTATTTCCAGTTCGCCGCGCTTTGGGTTTGTCATTCTTGACCTCCGTTGTTTTAATTGTAAGCGTTTCGCCCCTGCCATGTAGGTCTGATACTTCATCAGCCTGATATGTCACCCCATCAGCCTTGAAGCTGTCACCAACCTCAAGACCTGATGCATAAGGTGCGGAGAAAAACGTATTTTGACGATGGCCAGAATAAGTAACACCATCTATTTCGATAACTGTATCAATCCAAGCCATTGTCTATTCCTTATGCTGTTGTGAACGTTGAAGCTCCAGAACTCTCTAATGAGACTGAATAAGTTACTTCACCATTATATTCCCCTGCATACTCAAGGGATGTAACTACAAACTTGCCTTGGTATGTTCCAAAATCTGGTATAATTACCTCAAAGTTTGGAATGTCAGAGCCGCCAAATGCACTTCTAAGAGTTGCTTCAGAAGCCGCGTCTGTGAAAACACCTGACCCTGATATTGAAACGCTTTCAACGCCGCCATCTGCAAGCATTGTGCGTACATTTGCGCTATCTTTATTTGTCACATCAACAGTTTCTTGGTTCATGCTAATTGATGTTGAACGCAAACCTCCGACTGTTGTGTAAGTGTCAGAAGCCGCCGCGCCGCTTGCTGTTGCACCGATTTTTAGTAATAGGGCTGAACCTTTTTGAGCCGCCATGTCTTTTCTCCTTAGTTGTCAAACACTACAGCGCGAAATCTCATAACCCCGTGCCTTGTTATTCCGTCATTCTCCGCCAGCGTTGTTGAAAACTCCTGTCTAACATTCACTAACGATGCACCTGATACACTTATAGCAGTATTATGAAGTAAATCATAGACCGATTTCATAATCGTCTTAATTTCACGTCTGCCCCTGTATTGTGACCATACATGTATAGTCAGGGTATGTTCTACTGCGTCGAGTGTTTTTGTCCCATCATTTACAGCGGTTTCTTCACCTATCTGCACATATGGGTAAACTGTATCCTGTGGAATATCATCATAAACTGATATGTTTGCACCTGACAAACCATCAACATTACCATTTAACTTTGTAAATATTGCCTTTTGCAATTCCCAAGAATGTAATGACATTATGCTCCCCTTGCTTTCAAGCGTCTAAATAAAGACTTTATCTTCTGCCTTTTGCTTTCAAGGGCTGGCTGTAAAAATGGTCTAGGTTGCATTTTAGAAGTTCCAAATTCTAAAAATTCGCTATATTCTGCACGGCTTTCAATTTCACAGCCTTTTTTGTCAGCATCTATAACTAAATATATGTTATTTGCTAAATATCCTGTGTCAGAATTAGGTGTTTTTCCATCGGCTGATGCTGTGTGTACTCTATTTGGGTTATATTTTGTATAAGTTCTGCCACTTGACCCATGAGATTGAACCGATTGCTTTGCTTCATTCATAACCATTTGACCGCCAGCCGCTATAATTTGCTTCAGTTGGCTTTCATACTGTTTAAGTATTTTGTCTTCATTTCTAATTCTTGTATTTTTTGTTCTTATGCTCATGTCGGAACTCCCTCTTCACAGGTAAGTTCCATGTATTTAAACTTATTATCGACATTTATGATGCCTTTGATGGCAAAGGTTCTTGTAGCTCTTATGCCATCCCTAGAATAAGTCTGATGAATTCTGTTTTTTGTTGTGAAATCGCTCCTATATCTTATCTTTATAAGGTGCGTTACCACTTCTCTTTGTTGATTATCTCTGCCAAATTCGTTTGTTCTAGCTGTTTTAGGTGTTATTTGTGCAAATACACTGGCAACTTTAGACCAAGCCACAGAACCACCACCGCCACCATCAGATGTTGATGTGTACTTTTGTATCTCTACTCTTGACCTCATTGCGCCTATAGACATTAACCAATTCCTGACCTGATCATTTTATTATATGGGGTAGCTCCGAACCTTGTGACCTTATAAGGATTAATTAAAGTTGGAATAATTGGTGATAATGAAATCTTTCTTCCCTCATCATCGCCTCTATGTTCATACATAAATGACATATACTGCATCATAGCCATTCTAATTGGCTCTGGGACGTTATTTGGCGTTGTTCCATACCCTGCTACAAAAGTTACCTTAATGCCATTAGAGGCTCTAATATCGCTTGGGAATGTTCCATTGTCTCTTAAAACAATTTTACCTACATCGCCATATATATCCACATAGTAATTTGAAGCCGCCCACGTATGTTCAGTGTTGTCATCTTTATAATACTTAACATCTGTTACGCTAACCACTGGGGCTTTTGCTATTTCTATCTCTGAAATATTCTTAATTAAAGATGGGCCAGTTTTCATACCTTCCCAATATGGTTCAGGGGTATTATCAACATATCCATCTAAATGCTGTGCAAAAGTTGTATTAATTAACGCTCTGCCTGTATAGTTTTCAGCCCAAATTCTGGATGCAGTGATATATGAACGAACCTGACTATCATCTATATCATCATCTAACCTAAGTTGTTCACGCGCCTCAATACGGCTGATAGGCTCTATGGTAGGCCCAGTGACTATTTCTAAACCTGACATTTTCCTATCCCTTCAATTACTTACTTTTGCTTTTCTTAGGTTTTGCTGGTGCTTTACCACCTACCCAAGCTTCATTTACATCAGGTGTAGATGGGTCATCACCCTTTAACTTTCCAGATGCAGTTCTAGCTCTAACAGCTTTAGTTTCTGTCGGCCCTGCATTGCCACCAATTTCATGAGCCACACCCATGTCTAAAAAGCCTTTAAAAATTTCTTCTTGCCACTTACCTTGTGAATTATATTCTTTACCAATTTCAAATGTACCTGTTTCAGCACCATCTTCTCTGGTAATTCCAATTGATGATTTAATCATAGTAATTTTCATCTGGGTTCTCCCTTGGGTAAAGAAGGGGGGCGCTAACCCCCCAACAATCATTATGATGTAGCATGCTTCAGAACGCGCATTGCTTCTGCCAATACAACTTCACCACCAACACGACGACGAGCGATATAGCGCACGTTTCCTGTTGAAGCTTGTGAGTATGGGTCACGCAATACAGATAAAGATACACGATCAACAATCATGTAACCCCTTCTGAAGTCACCATAATATACTGATTTTGCACCAGAAGCCGCATCAGCAACATCAGGACACTCAAGGTATGGTGAACCTAAGATTGTGTTTGGCAAACCAGACTGACCAGAGAAACCAGTTTGGAAGATGTACTGACCAGCAGTATCTTTCAATTTGCGGATAACACCTAGCGTATTACGATTTAGCAAGAATGTAGCATTACGTGCATAATCTGTTTTTAAGCCATGAACCAAATCCATTAGGTTATCTGTAGAAATAGCCGCTGAAGCCGCACCAGTAGCTGTGTGTGCTACTGTATTTCCGTTAGAGATACCTGTTGGTTTGTTTGTGCCATTACCAGCAATGAACGCCGCGCCTTCAGCTTTTGCAAACTGTTCAGCAAATTCGATGTTCATTTCAGCTTCTAGGTCAAACACGCTATCTTCAAGCAACTGTGATGAAATATCTACTAAAGCATACATTTCGTGCGTTGGGATAGTGTTCAAAGAAGTTGTGTAGCCAGTTGTCTCTGAACGAGTACCGCTTTCAGCAGTCCAAGCCGCCGCAAAAGATGCAGTTTTGCTTGGTACTTCAATTTCTTTGTTTGAAGTTTGACGAATACGAGCAACAGAACGTACTGGGGAAATCTCTGTGATTACCTTCAATAGTTCTTCAACATATTCAGCAGGGGCTAAGTTACCAGCAGTCGCCGCTGTACCCACTGTTAAAGCTTTAAGCTCCATTGGGTCCATGTGGCTTTCGCCTTTACGCATGAAATTGTCCCATGCTTTCAATGAAAGGTCTACTTCTTTAGCTTCCATCATATTTGCTGGGCGCTTTAAAAGTGTTTCGATTTCATTTAACTTAGCTTCAAAGCCTTCAGCATGTTTTTGCTGTTGCACAAGCTTCTGGTTAACGTTTTCAAAGCGATCAAGATCACCTTCAATTTTCGCTAACTTTTCTTCAGTTAAAGGGTCAGCAGAACCTTTAGCTTCGATTTCCGCAAGACGCTGATCATTGGCTGATTTGAATTCTTCAAATGCCGTTGCCATAGCGTCCACGGCTGTTTTGACTTCTTCTGTCATTTTATATTCCTTCCGTGATTAGGATTTAAGGATGTTTGTAAAGCGGTCTAACGCTTCGAGAACTTTAGGCTGTTCCTCCTTCACAGCATCCCGCTGTTCTAGTGCCTTGGTAACGGCTGATGCCGCCGCCTTTGCCTCATTCCGTGAAAGGTTTCCTACATCCCGTAGAACTTCCTCCCACTCCCGAATGGTGCGATCTGTGCCTTTAACCGCCTGAACCCTTGCGCGAGGGTTCATTGGGAAAGTGACAGCAGAGATTTCCATCAAATCGACGGATTTCAGATAACGACGCTTGCCCTTATCATCATATTCAATACTTTTTGGGTCAACCTTGTAGCCTATAGAAAGCCCGTCTAGCGCTCCCATCTTCATAAGCTCATAAACTTCACGGCCACGCTGTGTACCCATTGCCAAGCGCCCTTTGACCTTCAGACCACGTTTATCCTCAATGATCTCATCAAATACGCCAATCGGCTCATCTTGTTTATGTTGGTAAAGAAGTTTTACGGCTTTAGCGCCTTTTCTTCCAATTGATTTAGCGAATGCACCCTCAACAACAATGTCGTTTCCAAGGTCTTTGTTACCAAATACAGAACCATAACCAGAGAAAACACCTTGTTCTTCCTCATCCTTATCCGTCTTGTATTCAAACGCTACATCTATTTGTTCACTTTTGATTTCATGATCTTCAACTTGGTGGTCAAGATCAACACCGACCTCATCTGTCATTTTTTTGCCCTCGTCAAACTGACTGATACAAACCGCAATCCGCTGATCATTGCCCGTATATTCACTTGTTAT